CTTTACCCAACAAAGCCTGTTTTTCTCCATTATTTTTAGTAGATTTTAAAATTGGAGAAATGGTTGAAACAAACCATACCTTCTTCATAAAATTATCGGTCAAGTTAACCCCGTTGTGAATATTCATTAGTTTATAGTTGTAGTCGCCTCCAACTCCACTGACACGTCTGGTGTTTAGAAAGCTTATAATTTCAGGGTGGTCAACATCCAAATAAGCAGCATAGCTTCCACGTCTAGTTTGACCTTGTTTGAAAGCGGTACAACTAGCATCATAGGTGCGTAAATGTGGTATAATCCCAACAGACTTGTCATCTGGTTGCCTTATGCCAACACCCAACCCTATACCTCCTCCTATTACACTTAGTTCACTTACCTCTGCCCAGGTGTCAATTATGCCACGAGTCGTATCCGGTAAATAAGGCAGGAAACAAGCTATCGGCAACCCTTGTTTTGTTTTTCCAAAAGAAAGTTGTGGAGAGCTTGGACTCAACCAGTGTTGAGAGATGTAGTCATAAAGTCGTTGTCCAAGTTCCAAATCACCATTGCAAAAACTTTTCGCGACAAAGGCAAAACGTTCTTGGGGTGACTGCTCGTCTGGACGCATGTATGAGTCTTTAAGTCGAATATAACTCAAAGAGTCTAATAGTTCATTTCTTGATTCAATTGTGGTAATCGTCATGTTTATTATTAAATTTTTATTTTGAAAAAAATTTCATTTTTAAATTGTGGTGGAAAAGTGTTCATATTGTATACTTGAATTTTTAATGCTTAAAATAAACATTAAAAATCTTTTAATTAGGATTTTTGAACTAGTTTTATTTCGGGTCTTAGTTTACCTAGGAGATGTTGTACTTGAGATAGGCTCCTCTTTAACCATAATCTCTTGTAGAATGAGAGCATGTTCTTTTTTCTCCTTCAAATATCCCAACCAGGGTAAAATTTTCAAAAAATATAATAATAAACATGCATCTTGTACACTTACTCGTACTCTTCTTATATACCGTTTTAACCGTGGCGTTTCCAATGGTGAACAATAGCATACCAGAAACAATTGAGGGAGTGGATATCTTTACCCCAGACCAGTACTCTTTTAACGTGTCATGTTGTCGTTGGTAATATATTTTAATGGTTTTTGAAACCATTAAAATATCTTTAAGGCTTAAAAAATGTCTTTAACTCTTGATTTCCAAGTTTCACTCTCGAAAGAGTTAAATTAGACCTTGGTTTGAGTAAATTTTTTACTCTATTTAAAAGACGGCAAACTTCCTTAAAATGATTAAGATAGTTTTAAAAATCGATTTGTAGTTATGAACGGCTATACACATTTCAGCGTCATTGTTCGACTCTGAAAGAGACAGTTCACCGCTCATTTCGGCAATATACAAGGAATGAATAGTAAAATTCTTGTAGGTCTTGATACTTTTTAATCAAAGCATCGATTTGTATTATTAATTTATCCATAATTTTATTAACTAATAAATGGAGTCAAATAAATACAATAACTACATGCGAGTATCAGAAGCGGTTGTTGTGGGTGGTCTAAGCCTTTATTTTTACAAAAAAATTTCAGACTTGGAGGCGGTCGTGGAGGACCTTAAAAATCAAATTGTTATACAAAATAACCAAATTAGATATTTGATTGGTTCAATCAATCCACAACCACACCAACCACAAAATCAACAATTTGCAGGCCATACAACACCTTTAAAAATACCTCATATGGGAAATGAGTTCAATCGCAAACCAATGACGCACATCTACCACGAAAGTAACCCTGAAAGAGTTAAGGAACATTTTAACCTACGTGAAAGTGTAACTGCTAGAACTAGTGTAGCTGCTCGGACCATTCAAAATAGAGAAATGGAGGCAATGTTTGAAGCTAATAACAAAAACAGTCTTGTATGCGAGGGAGACGTATGCAAACTTGTACCATTAAAAATAAGTAACACCTTCGATGAGGATGGTAAAGCCATCCGAAATCCAAAAGTCAATAATAATGGTGACGAGAAGCTAAAAAAATCTGTGGTAATATCGAAAATTAGTAAACATGTTGAATACGATCGAGAAAACGTCGACAACGATCAGACTTTCAAAGTCAACACATTTACAAATAGTTCACCGAATCCAGTTTTAAAGTCAGTTACGCCAAATCCCAGCACAAGCGCAATTCCAACAACGGGTGAAGACGAACCATCAACCACAGAATTGGATAAAATTTTAAACGAAATAGACAATGAAAATTGAGTATTTGGTGTATGCATCCAGACACTATGAAAAAATTTGAATTGTTTCAGTTTTGCAGTTAATAAATGACCGCCCGAAGCCCTTATATACCAGATATATTCAAGGATCCAGACACTTTGCCTCCAAAAACGCAAAAGTCTGACATTACTAAAGAAATCAAGGACTACATTGGTTCTTGTTTTGAAAAAAGCCTGAGGAACCATAAATTTGAGGTTTTTGAAAACGAAGACATAAAACCAGATATCGCGAGTCTCGTACACGAACTACAGAACACAACAGATAACTGTGTTAAGAAAACCGGGGATGTTGTTAGTGGTCCATTGCACCTGCTGAAACCTCCGGTTGCAGAAATGGATGCTGTAAACAAACATTACGTGGACACTCTCCTAAGTGAAAAATTGGCTACTAAATATTCGCGTAATTGTGACCTTAACGTTAACCATTTTAAAATAGTTAATCTTCAAACTCCTCAGAACCTTTCAGACGCCGTTAATAAAAATTATGTTGATGAAAGATTTGAACGATTAATGGCTATACAAAACCCTACATATCATATTTTTTCTAAAGGTCACACCCTAATTAAAAAAACGTTCTACTTCAACCCAGGTTTCGTGTGTCCGCACAAAATGCACATTACATCTGTAGGGTTCGCAACGTCCCCTTATAAATATAAAATTGGGGAAAAATTAAAAATGGGTGAAATGAACCCTACAAAATTATATTTTATGATTAACCAAGAAATAAGGAGTGAACACGCCATTGAAAAAGATGTGCAACTAGGATACATGCTAAAGGAGTTTTCCGAGCCTATAATAATAGAAAAAGGTGACAACCTTATGATGGTTGTAGAAAGCGCGCTTGAGGATTCTTCGGTTAATCTTACGTTCTATTAGGAAGGTAATAAATGAGCGGAGACCATATTAATCAACTTAAAATGGTTAAAGAACAACCATTAAATTTTCAAGATTTAGAGTATACTAAAAGGCTTCTTGAACCTTTTGAAGACTTGACAATAGAAAGGTTCGATGGAACCTCTTCGTCAACGATAAGCACGCCATCAAGCTCAACGAAACCAAATTTATTTTATCTTCTTGCTATAGGGCTTGTTTTAATCATTAATTTTCCAACGGTGAGATCAAAGTCTGGGTTAAACGAATATATCTTGTGGTTAATTTCAGCCGTAATACTACTTTTAGTGTTGTATTAAATTTTTAATGCTTTTTTTTAAGCATTAAAAATTATTGAACCAAAAAAGAGTTAAAATGACCAAAAAACACAGAAAATAAATGCAAGAGCTAATCATTGTAATAATTGTGCTACTTTCGGCCTTACTATTGATGTTGATGAGATACCATCAACCACCACAACCCATGGTTTCAGCGTCACCTCCACAACCTTCACTTCAACCACAGATAGTTCCAATTTATTTTCCAAGACCAATGTATCCATTCCCAAGGTTGGTTATCCGATAAGGTCTTCACCGCCTAGATTTAGGCCTCCAATTTACAGACGTTAAGTTTAAATTTTTTAAAAAATTTTTAACATGGGATTTTTAATGATTAAATTAACCTTAAACCCAGAAAAAGTGGATTAATCCACTTTTTTAATTTAATGGTTACAATAACCATTAAATTAAAAATTGATCAAAAAGTATAGGTAGTACCCTTGCCCAAATAACCATTTCAGACCCACTTTTTTAAATTTTTTAATAGACTAAGTCTATTAAAAAATGATGGTTGTTTTCTACTTAAAAATTAACAGTTTTAACAACTCGTTTTCCAGGTTTAGCTTCTTCATCTCCTTCATCTTCTTCATCTTCGCTACTACTCGAATTAAGATCGCTTTCATCCTCGCTTTTATTGGATACTTTTATATTTTTTGTTGGTGATTTTTCTTGAGGTTTCCTCCTTAAAATCAAAGGTTTGGCTTGATAGGCTTCAATCCACTTTGAAATTAAAACGTCGTTGACTCTAACTTGTAAGGCTACCTTTGACCCTACAAAGATACTTTCAAATCTTAAGGCCACTTTGATCCTAGCACGTTTATCAATGATAGTTTCTGGTTTGTCAATTGTCTCGTCGTTTTCATCCATAAAAATGGTAATAAATTCTTGTTTTTTCTGGTTGTACATAATCTTAGGATAAAGTTTAGGTCCGTCAGCATCACCAACTTCACTACCTTTCCAAGACAATCCTTTCATAGCGTCGATTTGACCTTTCAATTTTTTAAACTCGCTTTTCTTCAAGTAGTCTCTGCACACTGTCGCCAACTCTTCATATTTGGCAGCCCACTTTATTTCCTCATCCTTAGGGTTCTCTCGATCATAAAGACAAAGAGAAATTTGATAAGAAGTATTGTTAGTGTCCAAGGTGTTGAGAGCCACTCCAAAAGAAAAGACTTCTTCGGATGGGAACACTAAGGGATGATGCTCTTCATTAACCTTTTTCAAATATTTTTCGGAAATGTTCTTGTTTAACCATTTTTGATCAAGTAAGATGTGATAATGATCGGTTGGAATTTTATTGATTAGGGTTGGTTTCTTCCTATACATCTCGGTTGCATCGAAAACCTTGAATTTAGCCACAACAAATTCTTTTTGAGCAGGTTCGTCATGGTATATTTTGTCTGATAAGTTGTAAACAAAAGATGGTTCTTTCAAACCAGAATCGATGTTTTGAGTGTACCAGTTGTAGTCGATTAAAACGTGGTAGTCTATATCCTCTAATTTAGAAAAATCGTATTTAGTGGTGAATTCAGTAGTTGTAGTTTGAGAGTCGTAATCAAGCAATTCGTTGACGTCGTAGACACCATTTATTTTGTCGGTAACAGTTCGTGGTTTAGGTCCAGTTATAGCCGCAAAGACACGATTGAAAGAAATGTTGTTGTTGGGTAGTTTACGGGTGACAGGCTTAGTGAATATAAGTCTTTCCGTGTTGAAGTATTTCAGTTCGGTTAATGGTTGGTTTATATTATAAAACTTGAAAAAGTTGTATTTAGTATCGTTGATAGTAATATTTTTATCTTCCATTGTATATAGTTTATTTAAAGTATTATTTATGTGAAAAAAATCAATTTTTTTATTTCGAAAAATGAAAAATATATTTTCAAACGTCGTATTTTTGGTCATTAATGACCATCATTTCATCTGCTTCATTCAAGTCTATATTATTACCTTCGAAAGTGACACCTCGAGACTTCAAGTTATCCTTAATTCGAACATACAACGTTTTAGAGTTTGGATTTGCCTTGAAATCGAGAAGAATTTCCATCTCTGGAAATAATGCTTTCTGAGACCTTAGTCGTCTAGATGTGTAATCATTTTGAGCTCTAATGGTGTAATATGGTAGGTAATCAGGGTCGTTTCTCTTGATGAGGACAAACCTCTCCTGTTTCTTCTTGTCGTCTGGAAGAGGCGCGCGATCCTCGACCGCGATGCCCAACTTACGTTGAACTTTCTTTACCTCTTTTCCTAGTCCCTTGTTAGTATCTAGCAGCTCTTCGTTCTGATCTTTGACTTCCTCAAGAGAGATACCTAAAGATTTGAGCAGTTGTCGATCTTGTTGTCTCAAGCTCTCTTTTTTCCTGTTGTAGTCTCATGTCAAGTCGCATATCTGACATCATCTGTTCCAAATCTGTAATCTTTCTTTGTGCTTCGCGATGGTTAAAGTAAAGCGTATATTCAACGTATAATTTAAGGAGCTCCTCCAGGTCAATGTAGTAGTCTCTAATGATGTGGCCATTTTTCGTCTTGAGTTGCATTATAGCCATTTTAAGGTCTCTTGGTTCCATTATAAGAAATTTAGAACATGCTCTGGCACCCTCATGGGGTAGTATTTCCAATTCTTGTTGAAACGTTGGAAATTGTTCCAACTCATCGTCTTCAAGAGTCAATTCACGGTAATATATATTGTTGTTACGTAACATTTTCTTAAAATTTTGACGCTGTTTATAGTATTCCCCATCATAACCAAACCATTCCAAAACCACCCTACCCACTAGGGTAGACTGGGTTCCGACTACAACTTGCCAGAAGTAATCAAACATGACCATATTTAACTTGAACTTGGTCACTTTAATAAACTCCATGATGTCATGGAGTTTAAAGCTTTTATTTAAAGCCTTATTAATTTTAGGGTTAGAAGAACCATTTTCTGTATCGATGGTTACTCCCAAAAAATTAAGTTTACTATCGTTTTTAGGCTTTCATAGTCCTGTTTTCAACCATTAAAAGTCTACATTGGTTTTGGATTATTAATCATCTTTATTTATATAGTTTTTAAAGACTTTTTAGTCTTTAAAAACTATATTTTCACATGAAGAGTTTATTCATCGTCACTATCATCGTCATATTGTCGTTTCCAAGTGAAACCTTTTAACATTTTTTCAGTTTCTCCCAAACCATACTTGTTTTTGACCATTTCAATAAACTCGTGCTTGTTTAAGGTTATCATCTTCCCTGAAAACGAATTTATGTACCAACTTTTAAAACTAACGTACATATCGTCAAATGAAACCTTACTATCGACGTTATCAGTTTTAATGTATGTATCCTCCATAAAGTAAGCTAAAATATCGCACTTGGCTTGATACTTGACTTTAGCCTCGTTTACTTTATCTGGAATTTCAACTTCATATGTACCATCACGACGTTTAGTTTCCTTCTTAATGAAAGTTTGGATCAAAAACCACCCTAGAGCGTTTGCCAAAGAAGCCATACGATCTTTTTGAGTCATCTCGGTATCGCATAAAAATATTTTTCGTTGTTTCTGTTCTTCAACTGATACCGGACACTTTTCTCTCGGTACAAATTTTGATTCAAACGGTATTATACGAATACGGTCCCATGTAGCGTCAACGGCATCTTTCAAAGATGGTAATTCGTTACAAATACACAACATTTTAAACATTGGTGTAAAGTCATTACTATCCTGTCCTTTTTGGAACAGATCACGACACGGTAAAGAGTCTCCACCAGTTAGTACATTCAACGAACCGCTCAAAATCTGTTCTGTCTTACCCCACTCATCAAACACTCCCCATCTTACACCGCATCTAAGTCTCGTCAATTGCGGGTTGGGTTGTCCCGGTTGAATACGTTCCGTGAGTACATTGGTAGAGAGCTTTATTGCTAATTTTTTACCAATCATAGTCTCAAAGAGTCTTTGTGTAACAGACTTTCCGTTGTTACCGTTACCAGTCCAAAACATTGCAATTTTGTCTCTGTTACCTCCCCTAAACACCTCGCATATCTGATCAATAAAGTACTTTCTAACACTCTTATCTGGAAAAATTTTGTTTAAAAAGTCTTTCAGTTTAATGACTTCGTCACTATCCTCGGTTAAGGTTTCATCGTACTTTATGTTTAAAGTTTTAGAAATGTAGTCTGATTGTAACCCTTTTCTAAACGTTAAAGTTTCAAAGTCAAACACACCATTTTTAAACGCTATCAAAAGAGGATTTTCATCCAACAAGTCGGAAAAATTTTCATCGTAGAAAAAGACCTCACACATCTTAAGTATACCATTTTGGGAAGCGTAATTTTCAAGCTTGTTTATGGCCTTAGAAATTTCACGATATTTAGTGGTTAAGATAGCTTTATCTTTTTTAGATAAACTTTCAGGTTCTTCTTCGCTTTCGCTATCTTTACCACTATCAGAGTCGTTTTCAGAGTACAAAACATCTATAATTTTACTTTTAAAAGATTTATATTTTTCAGAGATCTTTTCAAGCTTAAAACGAAACTCTTTTAAAACTTTAACAGGTGACCAAATGATACCATTAAATGTATACCAACCATTATCTGAAAAGATATATTCATCGGAATACATATCAACCATTAATCGAGCCAGTGGAGCGTCTGTGGTCATTACCTCCAAAGATTTAATACTATGTGCAAGATTTTTCTCGTCAAACTGAAGGCCATGTGTACTTTCAACAAACTCGTTATATTGTTTGAAATTGTCTTGTTTAGCATACCATCTTAGCGAACCCATTCCTTTAATATTTCTGAACGTAGGGTCTCGCTTCTCCATAGAATTCCACATTTCCAAACACGCGTCTTCGTCGTAGTTATCGGACTTGGAACTCCATTTATCCCATAACTTAAATGCTTCCTCACAACCATGTCCAATATTAAATAAAATAATACCAATGTCCCACCATGAATTATAATCGTCCGCGCGTGTCGATTTTAAAATTTTAAGGAGCTCTTTAGCCTGAATTAAATTTTTCCGTATAGAAGCTGAATTTTTACCTTCAATGTCTTTCAATTTTTGTTTGAGATAAATTTTAGTCGGAACTTTAAGGTCGGTTGGAGTTTTGATATTGTATATGGGTTTTTTAATGGATGAAACACTCAATATTTGAGGCAATACATCTAGAAGATTATCACGTGTAATTTTTAATGGTTCTTCTTCACGTGTAAAAAACTTATCTTTTGTAAACGCTTCGTAAGGTTCCAACTGTGCTAATTTATCGTCGTAAATTTCAGTAATTTTGTATGGTTTTTTGTCTTCGCTTTTAGAACTTCCATACATCAACCAACATTTGCTGGTGACATCGTCCACAAAATTTTCTGGGTCGTTTGTATGATCGGAAAAAAGCTTTTTTCCGTTGCCTAATTTAAATTCTTTGATTTCATCTTTAATTTTTGGAATAAGGACGTTTTTAACCTTTTCCTTCTCTAAAAATAAATATGGAAAATGAAGGTGAAACCCGTTCTTTAAATAATTTTCTGATACATAAGGTTTTTTTTCTAAAACAACACATATTAATGATTGTTCTGTCCATCCAACAACAAATTTTTTTATGACATCTTGAAAACATTTAATGGTTCCTAGAAGCTCCTCGTTTGTGTATAAAGTTCTTATTTTTTTGTGGTTAGTTTGAAGCGTGTTATCGGTTAAAATTTTAATATCAATATCTCCAAGTAATGGAACATATTCTCCTTGTTTTTCAGCCAAGCACATCGGAGTGTTGGATTGAACCATTTTTGAATAAACCATGTAAAATTCATTGTCTTTGGAAGAAGTAAGGTAAAATTGACCTTTCCTATCTCCCATAGACACATGAGTATATTTTGATGATCCTGATAAACCATTATTTTTAACAGAAGAGAGTAAAGCATAAACTTTATTAATGTCTGGTCGATTCATGTTTATTATATTATTTTTTGTAATAAAAAAATCATTTTTTATTATGAAATCTAACCATAAAATAATGAAAATTTATATTGGTTAAAAAGGTTAAAAAGGTTAAAAAAAGCAGACAATAAATGGCTTTTTATATTCACAATACAACGGTGGAGAAAATGAAGAATTTGCTCCTACCTCTTCATGGAGGCGCAATGTCGGGTGCTATCTCGCAACCTGTGGCTCCCGTTAACCCTAACGATCTTACAAACAAGGCCTACGTGGATAGTTTAGTTGCTGGTGTAACACCAGACGCAACAACTTTAGTCAAGGGTAAGGTTCAGCTAGCCGGAGATTTAGGAGGTGTTGGAACTTCGGCTTCAGCCCCCATTATCTCGAATGGAGCTGTCACCAACGCCAAATTGGCCAATCTAAGAGGCGCTAGTCACATCAAGGGTTCAAGCTCGAGTTCATCTGCCGCGACAGATTTAAGTTTAGGGTCGGGTCTGTCCATATCTGGAACCGTTTTAGACGTCAACACATCCTCTCTTTCTGGTTCGTTTTTACCACTTGTAGGAGGCACAATGTCGGGTGCTATCTCGCAACCTGTGGCTCCTGTTAACCCTAACGATCTTACAAACAAGGCCTATGTCGACGCTCAAATAACAGGTTCAAGTACACTAGACGCAACAACTTTAGTCAAGGGTAAGGTTCAGCTAGCCGGAGATTTAGGAGGTGTTGGAACTTCGGCTTCAGCCCCCATTATCTCGAGTGGAGCTGTCACAAATATAAAATTGACCGTTGGTTCCAATTCAACCTTGAAAGGAACAAGCAGTGGTGGTGTGGTAAGCGACATTAGTTTAGGGTCTGGTTTGAACCTTACGGGGACTACTTTGACAGTGGACTCGACTACCTTACCGAAAGCTGGAAATACCCAATTTGGCGTGATTAGTTTTGACCCTTCTGGAGACTTGACACAAACGGCGGCAAACTCGGGTATTGGATTGGTCAAAAACAACTCTATCACCAACGCCAAATTGGCCAATCTAAGAGGCGCTAGTCACATCAAGGGTTCAAGCTCGAGTTCATCTGCCGCGACAGATTTAAGTTTAGGGTCGGGTCTGTCCATATCTGGAACCGTTTTAGACGTCAACACATCCTCTCTTTCTGGTTCGTTTTTACCACTTGTAGGAGGCACAATGTCGGGTGCTATCTCGCAACCTGTGGCTCCTGTTAACCCTAACGATCTTACAAACAAGGCCTATGTCGACGCTCAAATAACAGGTTCAAGTACACTAGACGCAACAACTTTAGTCAAGGGTAAGGTTCAGCTAGCCGGAGATTTAGGAGGTGTTGGAACTTCGGCTTCAGCCCCCATTATCTCGAGTGGAGCTGTCACCAACGCCAAATTGGCCAATCTAAGAGGCGCTAGTCACATCAAGGGTTCAAGCTCGAGTTCTTCTGCCGCGACAGATTTAAGTTTAGGGTCGGGTCTGTCCATATCTGGAACCGTTTTAGACGTCAACACGTCTTCTCTTTCTGGTTCGTTTTTACCACTTGTAGGAGGCACAATGTCGGGTGCTATCTCGCAACCTGTGGCTCCTGTTAACCCTAACGATCTAACAAATAAGGCCTACGTGGATAGTTTAGTTGCTGGTGGAGTACCAGACGCAACAACTTTAGTCAAGGGTAAGGTTCAGCTAGCCGGAGATTTAGGAGGTGTTGGAACTTCGGCTTCAGCCCCCATTATCTCGAGTGGAGCTGTCACAAATATAAAATTGACCGTTGGTTCCAATTCAACCTTGAAAGGAACAAGCAGTGGTGGTGTGGTAAGCGACATTAGTTTAGGGTCTGGTTTGAACCTTACGGGGACTACTTTGACAGTGGACTCGACTACCTTACCGAAAGCTGGAAATACCCAATTCGGCGTGATTAGTTTTGACCCTTCTGGAGACTTGACACAAACGGCGACAAACTCGGGTATTGGATTGGTCAAAAACAACTCTATCACCAACGCTAAACTGGCTAATTTAAGTGGTACATCTCGACTTAAAGGATCGTCTAGTTCGTCTACGGCAGCAACGGATCTAACTTTAGGCGCGGGTCTAACCATTATAGGAACAACTCTTGACACGTATTCTACAACCTTATCATTAGTATCGTTCACAGGTGGTATCACATATCCTAAAGTTACAGGTGTTGGGGAAACAACCATAACATATGGTAATTTTACAGGTTATGTAAGATATACCAATTTAGGAGTTGACAATAGGGAGTTGTGGTCATACCCAGGCGGTATTTATAATCCTCTTTGGGCTAATGGTTCATCTCAACAAGCAACGTATATAGCTTTTGTTCCAGACTATACAACCATTAATACAACTAAATCTTTCAAGATAGTTGAATATCCATACTATAGGTTGTTTCCTATCAATGAAGTAGCCGAGATCGTTTTCTACACCATTGCAACCAGAGACCCATGCAAACTATTATTTACTTCGTTTGTCAGTTTTATGCCTGGATATTATGGTACAACATATCATAATAAAATAGAAGTTTTTACAACGGGTAGTAAAAAACTAAAACCAGACGCTTATACCATAACTCCTGAAGCTACAAATTTTGGTACTGTGGTTGGACCATACTTTCATTTAGGAGTGGGTAGTGTCGAAGTTGCTGGTAGAAACTACCTTAACGATATATATTCGACATATGTGATAATTGACGATCCATTCGTTCAAGGGGCTTCGTCGAATATGACGGTGACAGTCGGAGGTCGTGGTACCGTGGGCAATGAGGGTCAACAGTTTTTCAGAACGACAGGTGTCGGTGCTAAAATCTTGGGAACATCAACCAGAATTATATTTGAACCGGTTAACGCCAACTCTACATCAGACTACTCGATTGTTGCTCCCACAAAGTGGACATACTACAAATTAATTGTGCTTCCAGGGTCAAAAATCATCATTGTTCAACCTCACAATGTTGGTAATTATAATAGTGCCTCTAAAGCATTAGCTTCTACTCATATTTATGATACACCACCTTACAACACTTATGATAGATGGATACCTACCGTATTCGTAGGATATATGGCTATTAATGGTTCATTTGACCTAAATGCAAATTGGGCATCTAATGTAGGGTTGTATTCATTCTATACGACAAATAAGGTTTTAATAACATAGAAAATAAATGTCTTACTCATATGTATCATCATCTGATTTTGACCTTAATTTAGATATATTAAATGTTAGGGTTGATTCTAACACTAAAATGTTCAAATTTCGGTAACAGATTCAAGTTACGAATCAACCTTAATCAAAAGAAAATATCACCTTATATACCTTGTCCTTTTAAAGGTACGTTTTATAGCAACACTTATATTGAAAACGGTTTTAATTCTGGTAAACATTTTCTGGTTGGTAATACCATAAATTATTCAAGTTTTGAAAACGCATATTAAATAATTTTTTGAAAAAATTTTAATTAGTAGATTCTTGGTTTATTAAACCATTAATCCACTTTTTTACTTTAATGGTTTATTAAACCATTAAAGTAAAATTTTGTAATTTTGGATAGGGTAGTGTAAGGGGAAAATATTAAATTACATCTCGTTCCAATATTTTAAAAATTCACGGACAAATTTGACCGTTGGAGGTGAATTGTTTGCGATATAGTAACCGGTATTTTGCCAAACCAAAAATGTTTGATTTATTTTTTCCAATTCCTGACTGGAAAACATTTTTTTGTCTATAGTCGGACTTTCAAAGTGAAATCTCCCGTCTTAAAGTCGAATACCTCAAATCCCGACTTTAAGTACGAATGAGGAAATGTCCTTATATTTTCAGCTTCAATGGTGTTTATATACCATTTCGGTGGTTCTGTTTTAAAAAATGGTCCCATATTAGCATATTGTTTTCCTCTCAAACAAACATAAATTTCAAGGTTTTCAGAACCATAATCTGTTAAATTAATTGTGTGTTTAATATATTCATCATGGTACACCGCGGTACTAACTTCTTCATTTGTAATGTTTCTTATATAAACATATAGTCTCTGTTCATCATAACCTTTCTCATAAGAATAGCTTACTGTTATGGTCGATTTTTCCTTAACATTTATTCCAAGCATGTTTACACTTGTAAGTATAAACATACTCATCGTCAACATAAATCTCTGCGTCCATACCCATTGTAATAATTTTATTTTATGATTTATTTCATCTTAAATTTCAATTTTTTTAATTTAAGAAATTTTAATGACAATCAATGCCATTAAAATTTTATCTTTTCATTCCACAGTTATGATCCTTCGCACCACTTATTACCACACTCTGAACACAACGCAAACACGGTCATAGGTTCGTCGATTGACCTGGTCTGCTTGGAAAACGAAAAAATTTTTCTACACTTGCACTTGTGGCACTGCAATACCCCGTCAGATATCTCATACGGACAAACCATAAAGTCGTTTTCTTCCTCTTCACGTAATTTTTCTTTTTCAAAGGTAGGATGTGACCATCCTAGGTTATTTTTTTTTATAAAGGATATAGCCACCATCAACTTATTTTTCATGTTTTCATTCTTAGGGTCAGACAGTAAGCATAATATTTCATAAATTTTTGATGCTTGATTAGGACCTTCCGTCTTCTTCAAAATGTAATCGATGTTTTTTTGTTTCTTAAAGTATTTTTTAAGGCTGTTTTCAAATGTTTCAGTCATGTTTATTTTTGTGGTTTTTTTATCTTTAATTTTCATTTTATTTATTTTTAGGTTAATGGAGGCAAACGGCCTTTAAACTAAAAATTTTGTTAAACATAAGAATAAATAACCTAAATAAAAGCAAGTTAACAAAATGGCCCAAAATAGCGAAAGCGTCAACATTAATTTGTTAGAATCTATTAAAAATTTTATGAAGGATTTATCTTCGGTTGCAAACTCTAAAAATTTTACAGACTTTTATACCATTGTCAAACGAATAGACGAAACAAAGGTCAAATCGTACAATAAACTTGTAAACGGTTTTAAGGTCTTCTTTGACAACAATAAAGAATGTTTGGTTAAAGGTGATTTTGATCATCTTTCTAACCATTCTATCGCATACACGTCTGATAATGGTTCCTTCTCCTTTGATTTTTATACAATCTTTCACGAAACCGATGAAGACAATCAGGAAGTTATTAAGGATCATTTGAACCATATTTGGATTATTTTAAACAACGAAAATAAAAGTCCCGAAGAGCTTTATATCGATAAAATTTTTAAGGATTTGAAAGGAAAATTTTCCCCCGTTCTGAGTAGAGAAGAACAAATGACGATCGCGAAAGACTTGTTTTCCGACTTTCAGAAACAAAACTTGGACATTTCTATCGTCATTAAGGTAGCGTGTTCAAAGGCTAGAGAAGTCATAGCCGATAAGGAGGACAACGAGAAAACTATGGCTTTAATTGACGCTGTAGAAGAGATTGATATCAACAACTTTAATATGGTTCAATTTATGGCTTTGGTCGGAAAGGTTGGAACTCTATTTTCCAATGGTGAAAATAGTCCTTTAAGTGGATTGTTTTCATCCGTGTTTTCAGATAACTTTCTACCACCATTTGAAACTTTAAGTATTGAAAATGGTGATGACAAAGAACCACAAACCGATCTTTAAATTAATTAATTTTTAATGCTTTAAATAAGCATTAAAAATTATGTTTTCAAACGTCTGCGAGTGTGACTCTGAAAGTCGGAGATAAGAATGAGTGTCGTCTCTTACTCTTAACTCTTTCGGCCCATGGGGCCGAAAGGTAACAACGCCCTTTGGGCGTTGGGTACTCTCACTTTTCAATTTGAGACTCTAAAATAGACATGGCGTTTTTTCTTAGTTTTATGGTTAAAATTTCATTTATGGATCCGAGTTTACCTTGATTTGACCTAAATAGTCGAAAACGAATACTGTGAGTATGGCTCTGAAAGTCGGAGATTCAAATAAAAAATTGAACAGCTGTCGTCGATTGGAATACAGAATAAATAAATGTTTACTGTGAACAATAAAAAAGTTGTATTAAGTTCAGACGACACCTTAGACAGTCTAAAGGGAAAAATATCGGTCGAACTCAATACGTTACCTCAATTTTTACCTTCTTCTTTGGAAATCAAAGATGGTGGAAACTATACCATTAAACCTATTTTTTTTCTGGAAAACAAATCAATTAAAATGGGTGATGAAAACCTTAAATTGGAAGATATCAAAAAACAGGTTGAAAACGATCCTGAACAATTAAAAAAATTTTATATCGTTTCAAAGGTTCAAACGACCATTGACGATTTCGGAAATCAACCAGATATGGCTATAAATTATGCTTTTCTTGAACTTGAAACCGAATTTGGGAGTCTTGATGAAAATGTATGGAGAAATCGAGTATCGATAATACAAGAATTTGAAGATTTAATTAGGCAAAATGTAACCACAAACAAGAAAAAAATTCAAACTATTAATGTGTGGTCCAAGGTTAATCCAACCTTTAATTTTACATCGTTTGTTATGAATAAAATTAATCATCAAACCGAAATCCAAAATTTAAATAATTACAACGAATTAATGGTTTTTGACAGTATTAAATTAAACAACGTTGTGATAGGTTGTTTTTATCAAGAAATGGTTAAATATAATCCCGAGTTTGTACGTGGCATAGATGAGTACCTAAAACAAGACAAGTTGTTGAGTCGAAAAATTAAAGCATCGGATATCGTTAGAATTATGGTTATTAACCCCCATCAACGTTTAAAGTACAAAATGATTAATGTGTTTGTTAAAGGGGGTACAATAACCTTTTCGATCGAAACTGTAATTAATCAAGAATCTACGGTCTCCAAGACCTTTAAAAATTTAATAAAAGAAATAATTTTAAATATTGGTAGCAATGAAGCTTATAGCACAAGACAAGAGAAAGATTTGTATTATGGTTCTTATTCGGCATCAATTTCAATACCAACGCTTGTTTTAAAAGAATTGGCCACAAACGACCCCAACGTATACTCTATAACATATATTAACGAAAGTGCTTTAATCAACACCAGAAAAAATAATTTAAATATTTTTCTAAAAGGTAAAAATAAAAGTACAAGTGACCACGTCGGAGTGACGCTGTTTGAAAAACCAGATACCGTCGGCACTCTAGTAAGAATTAAAAAATTAATTGGTGGCAATAACCTTCAAAATCAAATAAATGAGGGAGTGGCTATTGTTAACAAAATTTTAGAATATTCAAAATCCAAGGTTGAACCAATCTTAAAATATTATCAAAAATACATATCGAATTTAAAGGTTGAATTAAAACCTACAGAAGAAATTTTAAACGATAAAGAAACTATGCTTAAAACACTCGTTCCAGAAATTTTTGTATCCAACTATACCAGGATATGCAATAAACCACCTGTAATAGTCGATAAAGAGTCTGAAATGGTAGAAAACGAGCTTGTTTTAAAGTTTCCAATTTATGGAGAATCAGAACCTAAATTTTACAAATGTCCTTACCCAGATTACAAATACCCCGGGTTAAGGGAGAACCGAACTTTAAAAAATAAAGATATATTTCCATTTGTACCGTGTTGTTATCAAAAACCACAAAACAAGAGTAAAAATTTTAAGCTGTATCACAACCAAGAAGTCTACAGTCAACGAATAAATTCGGGAGAGGTTGGAAAAACCTTAAAAATATTATCTCCAAAAAGAATAGGTGTATTGCCTCCTAAAATTAATAATCTTTTTTTATACTCCATAGGATACAAATTTTATAGATATGGTTCATCATTAACTCCAAACAGTTGTTTGGATATTTTAAGTATGATTAGCGGTAACCGAAATACATTTCAAACAATTCGGTCGGAATTAGCCCAAAGAACAGAGTTGTGCAAAGGTGAACTCAACCATTTAACTCTAGATGAAATTTCACAAAAATTAATGGATCCAAACACTTATATAAGTCCGAGATATTTTAAAGGTGCCTTGGAGGATTACTATCAGATATCATTTATTCTATTTTCAAAGGATAAAGATGACTTTAGTGAATACCCAAATAAATTTCTAAAGTTTATTTGGCCATTGAAAAAACGGGTTATATTTCTACTTGAACACGAAGAACAACAACACACAGAGCTAATTGTGGACGAAGAGACCTTAAACTATCTAAATAGATCAGGGAAAACTCCCATTTTTTTGTTTGAAAGAGGTGATGCTCCAGTTAAAAAAATGTTTTCTCTACTTAAGGATAGATTCAAGTATACTCTTTATAATATTGATAATAAAGGTTTTGAAAACCTTCAAAATTATCACGATTCGTTTAGCGTGTATCCATGGGAAAAAGTGTTGGGAAACGGTAAAATTGTCACCGATGGCGGTGTACAACCACTCAACCAATATATCGATAAATATGGACAAACTAGACTTGTAGAATTCGGTAACGTTGGAAACAATTTTGTTGGTCAATTTGATCCATTACCATGTTTAAAATTACCAATAAAATCGTTGGAATATTTTATTGAAGTTAATAGTCGTTTGAACCTTCAACAAACTAAAAACATTTCAGAAACCTTTCAATGGTGTGAGTTATACCTTTCCAAATTAACAGTGGAAACACGGGGTTACATTAGCCCATATAAAAAATTTCAAAGACTAAAAAAATTGGCCGAGTATATCCTGTGGGCCTCCTGTTATGCTTACAGCAACTTTTATTTGGAAACCGGAGATAGCGTAGACGAATGGATCAAAACAAGCACAAGAGTTGTAGAAAATTTTACTTATTCTGGTGTTGAAATTAAGCCTATATTTAATTTAAAGGAATTAATGGTTGACAACAAGTTTATTTTTAGTTCAACCCAACTTCAAGATAGAATCAAGTATAATTTGGGTCTAATCTCTCCTATGAATCTGGGGTTATATTCAACCAATCTTTATAGAAATTTTTACAACGATGATACAAATTTTACGGTTGAATACCCAGCACAACTCGCTCTAACACGAAAAGAATATTTTGAGAGGACTAGAGAACCTTATGTATTAAATATTTTAACAACAAAAAATCTACAATACTTGAGGTCAAATACACTTTATTTTATTAGAGAATTATTTGGAGTATACGAATCGAGATTGTGCTTAATTGTATCCTCTTTAGAACAAATAGTAGAAAAGGCCGAATCTTACCTTGGTTTGAAAGTTGTTTTGGAAGAAACATTGGTAAACGTGGCTCTATTTAACTCTAATACAATCGAAACGTTTTCTATTGGAAGAAAAGAACCTCAAATCGATATTTTAATTTTAAATGTAAACAATGGTTGGTTTTATGGTTTGTTGTTGCCCAATTAAAAAATTTTTTAATTAATTTTTACAATAATAAATAATAGATCTAAATTCATGTAAAGAATATATGACTATAAAATTAAACGACAAGTCTTTCAATGTTAAACTTGCTGGTACCATAAAAAACCCGTATTTTTGTGGACGGGATATATGTGATGTTTTAGACCACAAAGATTTTAAATACGCATTAAAGACCCATGTACCTTTAAAATATAAAACGGAATTATCAAATTTTTACGGTGAAAACAATCAAGATTTGGGGGAATCCCCCCCAAACAATGGTTAATCACTACCAAAAATTAGGAAAAAATCAAATTACTTTTCGAGAAGGTCAAATGATTTATGTATCCGAGCCGGGATTGTATAGCTTGATTAATGGTTCTCAGAACTTTGAAAATAAAAAGGAATTCATACAACAACTAGAAAAGTGGATCGTCGACCTTAATACGGTCGGGATAGTGGATTAATGGACATTTTTACGTTTATAAAAGGGTATAATTTGACCTTAGCTCTTTACCGGTTAACAAACAGTAGCTAACTAGCAGTGTTAGCTTGTACTCATTTCTAAAATTGATTTTTTATATAAAAAACAATGATTGATTAAAAATGGCTACTTATAACCCCAAAAATAAAAAATGGGAAATTGGACCTATACAAGAATGGGAATCTTTATGTTTACCATATCAAAGATTTTTTTCTATGGATATTTCAACCTTTGCAGTAAAAAAATTACAACTAACGGGAAATATGGCTGAGGTACCCGCAGATTTAATAAAACTTTCAAAACTCGAAGGACTTGACCTTAGTAGAAATAAAATAGATATATTACCAGATTTTATAGGAGAAGTTATGGTTAATTTAACCGAATTAAATTTAAACCATAATGCTCTACAGAGTATACCCGATAATATTGAAAATCTGACAAACATGGTTAAATTAAATCTTTCACATAATATGTTAACTGGTATTCCAAACTGTATCAAATATCTTCCAAATTTAAAGTCAATTGACTTATCTTACAATCCAATTAATGATGTATTTGGCTATATGTTTGATATATTTGACGAATCAACCACTTTTTATCTTGACGGATGCAATTTTACACAAGAACAAGTCGTTCAAATTATGGAACTAATCAACCAAGAAGAATATAAGGGTCCTAAAATTTATATTTCAATTTTCGATAGGAGAGAAGAACCTAATGAAATACAAAATCAGGAAATGGAGAGTTCTTGGCATAATTTAATTGAACATTTAAGGAACACTATTGACCATAATGAAATTGATGAAATTGAACGCGAACGTGCTGAAGCGGAAGCATTTGCCAATAGTATGGTTCTTTCATCGGCTCGTAGATCATCTTCTGATGGATGGACTCGAGTGCAACAACAACAACAACGAGATCTTTATACAATTGAAGACTACACAAGAGACAGCAGACTTCTTGAGTCTTCTAACGCTAACTATGAAAGGCACATGGAAGAAAACAGACTTCTAATTGAAAGAAATCAAGAAACTCAACGTTTATTAAGGTTAAGGAGAGCTTCTACTAAAAATAAAACTGTACCACAAATCTTATTTGACACAGTTGAAAATTTGGTGAACATCGACCATAATAAAATAAAAACATGGTTACTGAGAATTGAGGATATTTTTGAGTTTAAAAACGATAAAGAATTGTTTAAGGTTATTTGTCTCCAAATAACCGAGTTTTTAAAAGAAGCAGATCTTACCGAAAATACAAGCCTTAGGGAGGCTTTGTATATTATAATAGAAAATGCCACTGAAACATGTGGAGATAGAATGGCTTTGTCCATTGTTTATATTGATATACAACGCTCCTTAAACATGTATAAGTTTGACCTTAACAAACTTTTTAAAATTTTAATAAATGGTTCGTGGACTCTACATACCTTAGAAAATTTCGCTAGATATAAAGTTTCAACATTGAAAAGTGTGGATGAATTAGAAGTATATCTTGGATACATTATTATGCTTAAACAAGACCTTGATATTCCAATAAACATTAAAAATATGTTATATTATTCTTGTAGTTGTATTACTGAACAAGACTTGGATGATGCTAAAAAATTTATTTTAAAGAACAGATATACCACAGAAACATACAAATTTTTAAGCGAGCAAGAAGTTTGGGTAAATGGGTTGAACCACAATTTTCCAGAAAAAATAAAAAATATCGTGGACAAAAGAAACCTGAATGAAAACTATGAAAAAGCATTTGAAACTTATAAAAGCGAACTAGTCGAGTTAACAATAGATTGTTGTAAAGATTTTTTGGTTGGATTGTAAAAATCTAATGGATAATTTTAAAGTTCAAAAGAACTTTAAAATTTTTATTTTGACATCGTAAATTTAGATCAGAATGAAGAGTTGCTTGAAGGTAACAAAGGCCTCAAAAAAGAAGTAAAGAAAGTTCAACGTAAGTTGGGTATTGCAGTCGAAGATAGAGCTCCACAACCCGAAGATGAGTCGAAACGTGAAAGATTTGTTCTACTTAAGTACAACGATCCCGAATATATGGGTTACTATACCATTCGAGCTCAAGATAGTTATACTACTAAGAAGCTCAAAATTAAACAAGTACATTTTCCCAATTTAGTGGTTCTTTTAGACTTCAAATGTAGTCCAAACTCTAAAACGTTATATAATCGAATTAAAAAGTGGATCGTCGACCTTAAATACGGTCGGGATAGTGGATTAATGGACATTTTTACGTTTATAAAAGGGTATAATTTGACCTTTGATATAACGTCGGATTGGTTCCTAGATTTACGGTATCCTTTGAGCAAGAGTCAGCCCATCCAAATGGATGGGCTGAAAAAGGTTGAAAGTCGACCTATTATTGTAACGACAAATTTATTAAATTGGATGGGTTTTAAAGGTAAAGTAACTCTATTAAACAATTTAATTTTTCAAAGGTTCTTCGAAGCCATGAAATTCCATACGATGAAATAGGTTACGTAAGATTAAATACCGAAAACGCTGAAGTTGTGAGAGACTACTATCTAAATCTTGAGGAATCTATGTTTGCATACGGAGAGTACACAATGAACTACCTAATAGAGAAGACTGAAAGAACATGTAAGATTCAAGTAATCCTGATAATAATATAATCAAAAGAATATTCTTTGAAAACCATCTAAAACAACATCATCCCGAGGTTAAAATTGATCATAAAAAACGTGTGATATGGGATATAGTTAAAAAATTGGGAACAATGGTTAATCCAAGGTGGAGATATAAATATTAATTTTAACCTTTATAAAGGTTAAAATTAAACCTTTTTCAAACGTACACAGAAGTTATCTTTGACTCTATCCTACACACAGGGCATCTGCTATCCATTTTTGTGGCGCAATTCGAGCATGCAACTAAATGTCTACAGTTAATATACATGCATGTTCTCATACACTCGTTACAAACAATACAGATCGATGTAGCCATATATTTTTCGAGACGTGTAGAAAGTTATGGTTAGTCCAGATCATATTTTTATCTTTATTGACAAACATTTATTCTTTTGGATAAAATTAACCATAAAATCATTTTTATTTTTCTATAAATTAGGTTTGTATTGAGCAGAAAATGTTAAACTTTCAATTTATAAGAAAAGAGTCCAGTAAATAAAATGTTTTCATGCAAGCTAAACAAAGGTATATCTGACTTTAAAAATGTATTTGATCTTTATGGTCAAATAGGTATCACGGAAGTATGTTTGGATATTAAGAAAATTGGTCTATACGTGTACACAACTTTCGACAAAAGTATTCATACTATGGCCTCTTTCTCCAATACATTTTTCTTAGAATACAAGTGTGAAAAAGAGTGTATTTTCACCTTAAATATTAAAAGTATGAAGGATAATTTAAAAAATATTACAAGTGTTGATACGATTGAATTGTCCATTAAAAAGGAACAGGAATTAAAGATAAAAGTAACCAAAAAAACAATCGAATTTGAAAAAAAGATAACTATGAAGGAAACCCAGTTTTACAATTTACCTATTGTTTTAGATCAAGTTCAACCATTAAATATAAAGTCTATCGATTTTTTGGAATTTTGTCGATCAATTAGTGGAAAGTATAATATGACCATTAAAACTGCTAAAAATGTACCCGAAATTTCTTTTGGATCTGAAAAGAGTTGGGTAACCATAAAAAGCGATGTCGACAATCCAAATTCTATTCTTTTGTTTGAAGGTGAATTTAAAGCAGAATATTTTTCAAAATTAAAAAAATTTACTAAATTCAACAGCACTATGAGGGTATACATTAACCCCGAGCAGCCTTTAAGATTTGAAACAAACATTGGATCCAAGGATAAAATCAACATATGGATCAAGTCTAAAGAACAAATAGAGGCTGAATACGAAGAAGAAGAAGATCTATTTTAATAATTTTTAATGACACAGGTCTTCTATTAAAAGTAAAAGAAGAAGACTTTTACTCATTAAAAATAAAATATTTTCGAAAGGGTTAAAACCAACTGCACTTTTAAATATTGAAAACTCAAGTAATAAATGGTATACGTAGTTGTATGTGGAGTTTTATTGGGTATTCTTATACTCAAAATTAGAGATCAGTTAAATAATGATTACACTGCACCACCTTTTCAAAAAAAATCTATTATAGAAGAAATTTATAAAGATTTGGTTGTTTTGTTCCATTATCGTAAACCCGGTAAATTTGTTGGTCCATTGGAACCTTTAAATAATATCGATATTTTAAAAAATTTAGTTATGGTCGAAGACAACGAATCTTATACAATAAATAAAAAAATTATTCATTTGTGTACAAAAGAACCACGAAGTGGAAAATATTACGACAAAAATACTTTAATGTTTGTCGTCCTCCACGAATTGGCACATGTTATCTGCGACGATATAGGTCATACGGACAATTTTTCAATTATTAATAAAGCATTATTAAACCACGCTATTAATCATGATTTTTATAATCCTAGCGAACCATTTATTGAAAATTATTGCACTCTTTAAGTTTTAATGCTTTAAACAAGCATTAAAACTCATTACTCTTTCGCGCCTTCGGAACTCAAAGGTAAGCCTTTCAGACCTAACGCGGGTTAACCCTTTTCAGACCCGTGGGACCAAAAGGGTTAAACTTTATCGTCGACCACCCCCAACACCTGCGACTGGACCTAATGCTGCTGGCAAAAATAGTTTGTACCAACCACGGTCTTGTACTACGATTGGGGTCTGTTGTATACCTTCTCGATCGTACTTTTGTTTTTGTCCTACAGCGAAACCTTTTCGAAGACATTCAGCCTGTGTTCCAAGTTTATCTTTATTTTGTGGTAAAACATCTCCATTACCACAAAATATTTTTGTTGTATCTATAGCTTCGTATTCATCATTAAATTCTAAAATTGGTTCTCTTAAACCTTGTCCTATACCTTTTTTTAAACATTGGTACCTGGTACCCATAATCTTACTTCCATCTATTAATCCTCTATCCTTAGCATTATTTCCGCAATAAATTGGTGTTCTTTGTTGTGGTGAAGGCGACCTCCCTCTCCTTCTTGAAGGTGAAGGCGACCTCCCTCTCCTTCTTGAAGGTGAAGGCGACCTCCCTCTCCTTCTTGAAGGTGAAGGCGACCTCCCTCTCCTTCTTGAAGGTGAAGGCGACCTTCTACTAGGCGGCCCACATTTAGCTTCCAATCCTCTATAAGTTGGACCTCCCCTTTTTATGTTTCGACCAGTAATAGGGTTTATTAAAGGT